CCCTAAGTATAGGGTAAACACTCGCATGCCTACTTCCTATGCTGCTACAGGGGGTCAAGCCAGCCAAAATCTGGCTGGTATGTGGCATAACTTTGGTATTCCCATTACCAACACTACTGCTCAAAATGGTATACACATTAGAGGAGACCTCTATGGGGCTACTAATAACATGACTTACGGCAAATTCATTGTAACTGGCTACTTTGTAATGAAAGACAGGCTTGACTGAAGTGGCGGTCAGTATTACCCGCCACTTCATGTGCCGTGAAACCTTTATTGTACACCAAACCCTAATGAAACAATAAAATTGTTACGTTTATTCTTTGTTCCAAGTTTTAATTACATCAATGCGACGCAACAGCGGTGCAGGATCCTCCCACGGAAACCATGTTTGAGGATGATGGTTAGTAGTGATAATAATCACTCTTGGTCTCCACTGAACGAAAGCCCCCTTAACAGGCACAACCATTCTGTATCTGTCAAGTAGTCGAAGCAAGGTCCGGAAAGTAATGCCGCATTCACGTCCTCCGTTGAAATCGTCCAAGAGGACATGGGGCTCTCCATCATATCCGTCAAACCATCCTCCCTCGGGGGCGACCCATAGATCCGGGAATTCCTCAAATGCACTGGAGGTCTTTCCACACTCTGTTGGTCCGACGTAGACTCGGACCTCAGTCTTCCAGCTCCTGCGTTCTGAAAACATCAAGAAACACTTGTCAACGAAACGCGGATACTTTGCATACACTTCCGCATGGTTCGTAAGAATATCACTCACAGTTGCTCCTCCTCGTATTGCGTCTCTGACAGCGTTGAGGTCTTCTCTGGCTCCTTGCCTTTCTCTTGAGCGTGGCAATTCTCCGTACTCGAACTGCGATCCAGCGACTGCACCTTCTGTCTTTTTGCAGTATACTGACGCTTCACGCGGTGTACCTCTTCGCACTTCTGCATGACAGCGAGGAAACAATCTTTGCACAGTTCGCAATCCAACCGGTCCGCCAAATTCACAGCACGCTTGGAGATGTCTTGTCCCTGACTCCCCAACCTCAAGTTGTCCGCAGAAATAACGAATGTTTTCTTTTGTTGGTATCCGCGCCTTGAGTACATCCCACTCTGCATCAGTGATGTTGTTCACTGTAATGCACCACCCACGTGTCTTGCTCTCTTGGTTCCGGTTCCTTCTTCGTGCCATTCCACGAAATCACGGAACACCTACCACTACTTATAAATACCAGGAGATTGATCACGATTGAATTCGTGATCCGCGCACACCAATCCCAAATTAACCTAAGGTACTAAAATTTACATGTTGCGAAGCAACATGTCACAACACTCGAGCAGAGGCGGTCCGGTAGCCCGCGCAGCTATTAGGGTTCGGGCCCTGCACTCTCCCCTTTTGTGCTTAGGGTTAATCCCCCCCAAGGGTTAGGTTTTAGCATAGCGGAGCGGAGGCGTCAGCCGGAGCGGAGCGCTCTCTCTGAGAATCTTCACCTCACACTCAATCTATTAGGGTTAAGCATGGCCTACCGCCGAAGAAGAACTGGCCGACGGAGACCGATCCGAAGATCCAGATACATCAGACGAAGACGAACATTCAGGAAAAGGAAGTTTATACGCTACATGCGACAGCAACCTGCACTCTACAAGTCCCGGCTTACCTTTAACCTCTTCACTACTGAGAATGCTACTCCAGATATTGGCCGCTTTGTTTTTGGAATTAATGCGAACGGAGTTCCAGGCTCAGTTATCACAACCAATTCTACTATTGTTGCTGGCCCAGCTACTGCTATTGCTGCTCACGCTTTCCAGGGCATGACTACACTGGATGATATTTGGGCTTCAGTACGCATGGCAGCCATCAAAATTGCCTTCTATCCCAACCTTCCCAATGACACTTCCACAACGGCAAACTACAAACCCTTCTATGTGGCCTATGACCAAGATGGACACGAGGAATCAATCACAACTAATGTCTCTGAAGACGTACTCCTACGCAACCCCAGGGTAAAAGTGAAAAATCTTTTTAGGCCTTGGAAAATGTTCATCAGGTTCCCTAAGTATAGGGTAAACACTCGCATGCCTACTTCCTATGCTGCTACAGGGGGTCAAGCCAGCCAAAATCTGGCTGGTATGTGGCATAACTTTGGTATTCCCATTACCAACACTACTGCT